GTGGAGATTTCCCCTAACCACATGTCTACCGTGTTCCAGCGGTCGTCGCTTTCTTGTGGTTACGCCCATGATTCTCCTTGGCCCGGGAGACTTGGGTTGTTGCTAGGGCTGGGCTGCTACTCTGCGTTCACTGCGTGGAGAGGCTTTGCTCACACACCGCTAGGTTATAGTTCGCCTAGGGACGTCCTCGCTGGGGACCATGTCGATCGTTTTGGACAGACGATCGGTACGAACTATGAGGGTGGTGTCGGATTCGTCCGCCCACTCTCGCTGGCCTACAGCAGGCCCCGCAGACGAGCCGTTTGGGTTCGTCGCGCCGAGATGATGTTGGGTTGTGAGATTGGTGGCATTGGGAAACTCTTGAGAGGGCGGTGGAGACCGGACCTCCCCTCTCAAGAGCGAAACGTTGCTCTCAACTCGCTCTTGACCCATTTTCGGCACGGGGCAAAGTGCCTTGGAGGAGGCACTGTCCGCGGAGAAGAGAAGAGAGAAGGCGAAGTTGTGGAAACGGCGGTTTCCTACTTCTGCCTCGAGCTAGCGGATGGCTCGCGTGAGGTGGTGTTCACGGATCTCTTCTTTTCTCTTGCGTCCTACGCGTTTCTCCGCAAACGCGACGCCCTTCTGGTGGGCGCTCTGAGGGCCCGTGCCTCGGAGTGGTGCCGGAAAGTGGGATTGTCAAAGCCCCACACTTGGATAGCCGTGTCTTCCGCTATCCATTTGGCGTGGCAAGTGTCACCAGCTGAGGTTTATGCTTCAGCTGCACTTGCTTCAGGACGTACCTCCCGCTACTGGTGGGCTGGGGCCTAGGCCCGGCCCGTCACTACCAATGGTTTGTGCACCCGTGGCTGGGTGTTACCGCCATTGGCGGAGGGGGCTACCCTGACCCCTCTGGGTGACGTGGACATTCGTTGTTCAGACCAGAAGCGGCAAATGCGGGTGGCGTGTATCAGTGGACTACCAGGCACGTGGGTTCCACAGGTACACGCTAACTGCAGCCACAACGAGAACGCAGCTCTTTTGTTGCGTTCTCTGGCTTCACTCCCACGCCCGGTGGACTGTCCGGTTGGCGGCGGCTTTCGGCGACTGTTTGCGCGGTTGCGGTCTGTTGCCCGGAGGTACAGCGGGGAAAGTTGGAGCCACCTGGAAACGGCCCGTTCTTACAGTGGGATGTTGGGTCGTAGGTATGCCGAGGCAGAACGTTCTCTGAGGCTTGATGGTCGGTTGCGCTCGTCCGACTACAAGCTGAGAGCGTTTCTGAAGGCTGAGAAGGTTGGTGCGGCAAAGGACGCCAAACCTAGGATGATTTTTCCGAGATCGCCTAGGTATAATTTGTCGCTCGCCTCTTGGCTCAAGCCTTTCGAGCACTGGTTGTGGGGTTATCTCACTTTCAGCAGGCTCTTCGGCGGCCGAAATCCTACCAGGGTTGTGGCCAAGGGGCTCTCGCCCACTCGCCGCGCCAATCTAATCAAGCGCAAGCTTGAGCGGTTTGATCGTGGCGCATGTTTTG